GCCCTGGAAAAAACAGACGACGAGATTGCGCTATTTGGTGGCAATCGCACCGGGAAAACGCACTGCGGGTGCTTTGCTGACGTTCTTCACCTCACCGGGCTCTACCCGGACTGGTGGCCAGGACGTCGCTACACGCATCCGATAGATATGTGGGTCGCGACGGACACCGCGAAGAACACGCGCGACATTTTGCAGGATAAATTTTGCGGGAAGCCGGGCCATGAGCAGGCGTACGGTACCGGGATGATCCCGGGAGATTTACTGGTCAGGAAAACGGTGAAGCACGGTCTAGCTGACGCTTTCGAGTCAGTTTTTGTCAGACATGTATCTGGCGGGATATCAACGCTGCAGTTCAAGTCCTATGACCAGGGCCGAGAAGCGTTCCAGGGAACGCGCCAGCACCGGATCCACCTCGACGAAGAGCCCAAGCTCGAAATCTACACCGAGTGCCTGCTCCGACTCATGAGCACGGTGCCCGGCGAGCCGAACGGCACGCTGGTGCTCACAGAGACGCCGCTGCTCGGGGTCTCGGACCTGATGATCACGTTTATGCCGGACCTGTCGCCAGAACCGGACGCGGTGCCGGCCGCGGCGTGGGATATGGGCGAAGAGGAAGAGGTAGTTGTCGATGAAACGTACATTGAGAACGCCTAATGTCGCGTGCGTGTATCTTTTTAGACATGGATGACGTGGCTCACTTGGGTGAGAAAGAGAAGAAGCAGATCCTCGCGGGCGTCCCGTCGTGGCAGCTGCAGGCGCGTAAGTCAGGGATACCCGGTCACGGCACCGGAGCGATCTATCCTATCCCCGAAGACGTGATGTTGATCGAACCGTTCGACATCCCGGAACACTGGCCGCGCTCGTACGGCATGGATCCGGGCTGGAACTGCACCGCGGTTATCTGGTTCGCGTGGGACATAGACAACGGCTTCAATGACGCCTCCGGTCAGCGCCGGTATCCGGCGGTGGCGTATGACGAATACTATAGGGGGCAGGCCGACCCCGCCGTGCACGCCGCGGCAATAAATCGCCGCGGTTCGTGGATACCGGGCGTCATCGACCCCGCCGCGCAAAAGGCGCGCGGCCCAGATGGCGAGCTGCTTATCGATGCTTACTGCCGGCTCGGCCTCAAGGTCAGCAAGGCAGACAACACGGTCGTGTCCGGCCTCGTGCAGACCTGGGACATGCTCTCGACGCAGCAGTTGCGCATTTTCAGCACGCTGATGAATTGGCGCAAAGAGGTGCGCCTGTATCGTCGCGACGAGAAGGGGAACATCATCAAGAAAAACGATCACTTGATGGACGCCACCAGATATAATGTAATGTCTGGTTTTGATGTTGCGAAAGCACCTCCAGCATCCGAAGGCGGACTGCCTTGGTTTTCTTGGGCGCCAGAAATGGCTACGCACGGTGGCGTGTGGAGTGGGTGAAACCGATTGACGAGGTGGAGGCTGATTTCCGTCGGCGGGGCGTGTTCCTGCTGGTGGACTTCCACGGCAAGAAGCTGCAGTTCTTCGGTTACAAGAAGGACCACGTCGAGATCAAGCAGATGATCGACTCCCTCAGAGGGCGCAGCCACGAGATGGTAAATTTTTTGATCGCGAGAGCGAAAGGTAAGGGTGAGACCACATGAGCGTTACATTGAAATTGCAGCACGAGGAAGGCATCCGCCTCCGTCAGCAGTCGGCCCACAAAATTGAGGGGAAAGACCTGACCGGCGCCCCGACACAGACCGTTGAATGGCGTTTTGTGAAGCGCCCCGCCTCCGACGGTAAGATTACCGAAGAGGTGCAGCAGGATGAGGATCCGCGCCGCGTCGACTCAAACGGCCGGAAGGTTCAGCTCGGCACGTACACCGTGCATATCACGCACGGCATGAACAACCTGGTCATCGAGCGCAAGGGCAAGGTCGCCCCGTACAACTTTAAGAACGGCGCCATCCGCAACCAGGTCCGCGTCCAGTACCAGCGGCTGGTAGAGTCTGGCCGAAAAACAAAGGAAGGGAAACCCGTGCATGAGTGGAAGAACGACGGCCAGCCGCAGTACCTGCCGCCCAACACGTTCGGCGGGGCGTTCGTCGGTGACGGACAGCGCGCCATCGTGGACGAGATTCCGACGTAAATGACGACGAACGCGGGCGACAATTGGGACCTCATAGGAGACGTGCCGGGACAGCGCGGCACGCTCCCAGATTCGCCTGGGTTCGAGATCAAGGACCTCGAAGGTCTGCTCTCGCGTATCCGAAATTTTTATGACGAGGGTGTCGGCGCGTGGGAAGAGAACCGCCGCATGCACTCGGAAGACCTGAACTTTATCTACAACGCCGAGGCGATGGGTCAGTGGGACCCGGTGGTACTCCAGAACCGTCGCGGCAAGCCATGCTACACGTTCAACCGCTGCCTGCAGCCCGTGAACATGGTGGTGGCGGACATGCGTCAGACGCGGCCCTCCGGCAAGGTGCGACCCTCGTCCGAGGGCGCCTCCGAGTCTACCGCCGAGGTGTTCGCCGGCCTTTGTCGCTCCATCGAGCAGGCCAGCCGCGCCGACCAGATCTACAAAGAGCAGTTCAAGTTTGCTGTGGCCGGCGGTTTTGGTGCGTGGCGCATCATGCCGACCTACATGCAGGACGACGGCGAGGGTGCGTTCGATCAGGTGCTGCGCATCCTGAACATTTCCAACCCGCAGACGGTGGTGTGGGACCCGCAGTGCGCCGACGCCTGCGCGGGCGACGCCAACAAGTGCATCGTAGCGGAGCGCATCTCCGACGAGATCTACGAGTCGCTGTACCCGAACGGCAACATGCAGAGCTTCAACGTGTCGCGCGACAGCTACGGCTGGTTCACCGACAAGGAAGTACGCATCGCCGAGTATTTCGAGCGCGTGCCGCGCGAGAAGTGGATAGCCAAGATGACCGACGGCTCCGTGCGCGAGTACGACGCGGACCTGAAAGCTACGGAAGCGCACCTCGAAGAGAGCGGCCTGGGCGAGAAGCAGGGCGTCACGCGCATCGCGAAGAACAAGAAAACCGGCGAGAAGATGATCCGTAAGACCGTCAAGTGGCAGGTCATGTGGGCGAAGATCGACGGCTCGACCGTCCTCGAAGGTCCGTACTATTACGACTGGAAGCGCATTCCGGTCGTCCGTTGCCCCGGCCGCTACATCAACATCGAGGGCCGCCGCAAGTTCCAGTCGCTGATCCGTCACTCGAAGGACGCTCAGCGCAGCTACAACTCGCGTGCTTCGGACATGATCGAGCGCAGCGCGCTCCTGCCGAAGGCCCCGTACCTCGTCACTGAGGCGATGATCAAGGGCTACGAGAACGAGTGGAACCAGGCTAACGTCGCCTCCCGCCCGTACCTGCCGTACAACGTCGATAAGAACGCGGAAGGCGGGATGCCGTTCCGCACGCCACCGTTGGATCTACCGCAGGGCGCTATGGCGCTCGCGCAGATGTCGATCCAGGACATCCAGGCCACCATCGGCTACTTCGACCCCGCGCTCGGCAACGCCGACGATATGAACCGTGTCTCGGGCAAGGCGCTCGTGCAGCACACGAAGCGCTCGGACCTTGGGAGCTATGAGTTTATAGACGGTTTCAGCTCCGCGCTACAGCTCACCTGGGAGATGATGGTCGACATGATCCCGTCCGTTATGGACGCGGAACGTGTCGAGCGCATCATAGGCCAGGACGGCGTAGAGAAGATGGTCGAGTTGAACAAAGAGCACGAGTTCACCGGCGACATCATGAACGATCTCTCCAAGGGGTCGTACGACGTTGAGGTGACCATCGGCCCGAGCTTCCAGTCCGCGCGACAGGAAGCGCTCGACACGCTGATCTCGTTCGCTGAGGCGATGCCGAGCGCGGCGCCTGTGATACAGGACCTGATCGCGAAGAACATCGACTCGCCGGACGCGCAGGAGATGGCGAACCGCCTGCGCATACCGCTGATCCAGCAGGGTATAGTGCAGCCCACGGAGAAAGAGAAGCAGCAGGGCGTCGGCTCGCAGAAGAGCCAACAGCAACAGATGCAGGAGCAGCAGCAGCAGCTTGAGCAGCAGCTCCTGCAGGCCAAGGCACAGAAGATGGGCGCCGATGCGCAGATCGCGCAGTCGCGCGCCAAGGTCAGCCCGATTGAGCAGCAGAAGATCCAGTACGAGACCGCCGGCAAGCACCTGGCGAACATCAAGCTGGCGCACGAGATCGGTGCGAACCAGCAACAGCAGCAGACTGACATGCAGTCCGCGCAGATGGATCTGGCCGCCAAGCACGTCAACAACCTGCAGGATCTGGCGCACGCTTCACAGCAGCATCAGCAGGATCAGCAGGTAGCGCACCACGCCGCCGTCGCCGACGCCGCCCGCACACACTTCGCTGCGAAGGTCGCCGCCGACCAGGACCAGGAACGTCACGAGGCCGAGCTGGCGCGAGCAAACCGCGCGCACGAGGCCGAGATGCAGCGCATGCACGCAAAGCACGCGCTGACGCTTAAGCATCAGGAGGAGTTGAACGCGCAGAAGGTTGCCGCCGCTAAGGCGCTGGCCGCTGCCAAACCGAAGAAGGCCAAGAAGGCCGACTGATTTTGTAGATGTCTGGGTGAGACCTGACCGCCTCGCGACAGCGTATCGTCGTGTAACAGGAGACTTTCATGGCTTTTTCACGCGAAGATTTAGAGAAGTACGAGTCGCAAACTCAGAAACAGATTGACGACAAGGTCAACCCGTTCCGAGGTGCTACCCCCGCCCGTGCAGCCGACGCCGCCGCAGTTGCCGCCGTCGCCGCGGGCCAGAATGTTGATGCCACTCCGGGAGGCAGCGCTGCAGCAGCAGCCTCGGATCCGTTGGTCGACGAAGATTCCCCCATCGTTGACGAAGACGGAACACTCGGCGACCCGACCGACTCGGGTGAGGGGACTTCGGACGACACCGCGGACTCGTCCACCGCATCCGTCGACCCCAGCGATGAAACGGATCCCAACACGGACTTGACTGGCGAGGAGGGTGTAGAAGAGGCTGCACCCGCCCGGCCGGCCCCGAAGAAAGGATCTGCTGAGGAACGCATAGTAGAGCTGAACGATCTGCTCGAAGGCACGAAGATATTTGGCAAGCACATGCAGGACCAGCTGAAGAACGCTTTAGCTGAGTTGGAGCGGCTCAAGGCCGGCGGTAAACCTACCGCCGCACAGACCGACGCTGCAAGTGCCCCTCCTGTTGTGGAAGACGAGCCGATGCCCGACCTAGCGGACCCGGATATCGCCTTCGACAACGACAAGTACCGCGCCAAGATGCAGAAGTGGACGAAGAAGCAGGCCGCCATCGCCGCTCGCGAGATTGTTCGCGAGATGAGCGGCCAGAACGAGGCCGTACAACGGCGGGCCATAGTCGAGAAGCGTATCGAAGAGTTCGCTAAAACTCACAAGGACTATGAGTCTGTCGTCACGAAAAATCCGGTGCTGGCTGCCCATCAGCTGTGCCCGGACGCCGGGGCTGCCGTCGCTCAGTCAGAGCACGTCGGCCGCATACTGTACGAGTTCGGGAAGGACACCGCGTTGGCAATCCGCACCGCGAAACAATCTCCGGCTCAGCAGTGCATCACCATCGGCAAATTGATCGCAAAGATCGAGGCCGAGGGTGCCACTTCAAAGAACAGCTCCAGGCCCGATGCGCAAACAGGGCAAAAGAAGTCCATCACCAAGGCGCCTCCCCCGCCCACCCCTACCAAGGGCGGCGGACGTGCCGTTACGCGAGACCCTACCGACCCTAACATGTCGGTTGAGGAGTTCGCGCGGCAGCACAGGGCAGGCAAACAGTCAGCACGCGACTCCGCAAGAAAGATGCGCGGGCTGAACTAAAATAAAATCGGAAAGGAATAATGGCTAACTCACTCATCACCGCTCAATGGGTTGCACGCAAGGCTCTCGTCCTGCTGCACGCCAAGAGCAACTTCACGGGTCGCACGAACCGTGACTACCAGAGCCTTCTGCCCGGACCCATCAACGGCGTCATCCTCGGTCAGCAGCTCTCGATCCGTCTCCCGTTCCAGTACACCCTGCGTACTGGTCCGCAGATGAACGCACAGAACTCGGTACAGCGTTTCGCCACCCTGTTGGTCAACCAGCAGCTCGGTGTCGATATCAACTTCACCTCGGTGGAGCGTGCCATGTTGCTGAACAACTTCGAGGAGCAAGTGCTCGAACCTGCCATGGCCCGTCTCGCGGCCGGCATCGAGAACTTCACCACGGGTCAGGTCAACAACGTCCCGAAGTTCACGGGCGCCTTCAACACCACGGCAACCTACGACCAGCTGCTCCAGAACGAGCAGTATCTGACGGAAGCTCTGGCGCCGGAAGACGACCGTCGCACCTTCACGGCGACCCCGCAA